CTTCTTGATCTAAATAAACAAACATTTAATAAGATATACCGGTGACTACAATGGTCCCGGACTCTATCGTTAATAAAGTTTCATCAGTCGAAATAATACAGTGAATTCAAAGAGGTGATCTGGATAATCACCAATAAAGATTCGTTTTTCTCGGTTCTACCGTCTAAATTCAATCTTAATCTTTTCCTCAAATTCAAAGAAGTCATTCTAATGATATACTTTGCATATTCGTGCTCCAAAATCAAGGAGTACTACATTGCATGGTAACTTACTATCGTTATCCACACTTTTGGGGTGTTGCCCCAAGGATGTGTAGCGGCTTCCTAGTTCGTACAAGAGTACGATCACTCATCCAAAGTGATGTGATCATCTACATTCATCAGCGTTTCAATGAAAGTAGAAGAAGGAATTGGGTCTTTGACAACCCAACTCTCTTTGATCATCGGCAAAAGGTGCTCTAGGGGATCCTCTGGATCCACCTCGGATATCTCTGGTATAATTCCATCAATAGGTAAAGAATCAGTCTCAAAAAGACGGATCCACTCATCGTCGAAAGTTTCATGGATAATTTCTTCCACTAAACTATCAACACACTCTCCATCAAATTGTTTGATTTTATCTAACAACAGATGAAGGGCAAGATGAATAATCCGTTTTTTCAAAAAACCGACTTTACCTTTTTGGATATATACCATCCTTCCTCTCAGACTCCCTAAACTCGGGTAGTCTGAGAGAGGAATATGTCTTAATCGTTCCCAATATGAACCCTTACCACTATCTAATCTACAGAAAAATTTCTGTAAACCAGAATGGGTAAGCTCACATTGGGTAACACTTTCATCTACCTCTGTATCTAAAGAACGTAAAAGTTCAAAACTAGATAAACTTCCATCTTCACCGCCTCCAAAACAGATTTCTTTATCACTAAAGAATCCTGTTGGGACGAAAAGAGCACGTATATGGTCATAACCAGGTATGGGTAATGATTTGGAAAAACGATTTAAGTATTCTTTTAAATATACTTTTTTCGCTAATGTCAAATCAACATCCTTACGCCCGGAAAAACCAAGTGCAAGACCTCCATGAGAGCAAGGAACATCCAAGCTCTTAGGAGTCTTTCTAAGTTCAATCAAGTTTCGACGGATAAACTCTCTCCGAATATCATCTGAAGACCCATAATAAAATTGGGTTTCAGAATAACAACGAGAAAGAGTCTTTCCATATCGCGTTTGACAGGAAACTTTTCCTGTATGCATCACAGTACCATCCCAAAATAATTGAGAATTAACAGTACAAAACTGTTTGTCTATAAAGTTCTTCCCCAAGGACAAACTTAGACCAACAGATGGTGCATTCCTCTTCCATGTTTCAATAACATCGAGAGGACCGAGTGCGACAACGTCGTCTCCATTTATAAGGTATTTTCCTTTTTTAAAACCAGATTCTGAAACGATAAAATCGTTCAAAAGGCATAATAAAGGAAATGAAAGTAGACTTCCCATCAATTGACCTGAAGTTTGAAGACCACTACCTAATTCGGGGTAATGAATACGATGAGGTGAAACCTCATATCGTACCCATGCCTTCGTAGGTTCGTGATCAATCTCAGACAAGATGCCTTCTACCAAAGCATTGGTAACAGACATCGGAAAATTATCTGTGGCTGCGGTGTAATCACCAGACAACCAAAGATCATTTTCATCTGACCGACTTCTAATCAATTGTATCTCTCCTTCAATACGATGTATCCATTCGAGTTTTTCCTCAAATGTTTCATCGTTCTTGTTCCATGTAACTCCGTGTGTGAGAGCAAATTGCTTTTCACACGAAGAAACAGGTATAACGCTTTCTGAAGTGGTTGCAGACTCTTAGTGTCTGCTTCAGCTTTTGTAATCATCCGAACCTTTAACGGTTCAGGTAATGCAATTGCTTCTACAACAGGTGCGTTATAAGGAGGATATTTTGGGAATATCTGACTAATGCTGACATCTCTCTGACTCCGTGCGAATGAACATGGCGAACTTTCTACCTCATAAAAAGGTAATAAGTCTGCCTGTCTCACATTGACTGACTGACATGTAATTGTCTGTCGCCAAGATGGAGATAATTCATTCTCATGAAAATCTGTGTGCTCCCGAAATTTCTCAAATGAAAGAGAAATTACTCGCTGAAAAGGAATCTCGTCTAAGACGAATTGATTCTGATATTCGATTGGTAATATGGCTTTGCCTTGCCAACCGAGATACTTATCTGATTTTGCAGTCCTATGACGTTCAATCCATGAACGTTGTTGTGACTCCATTAAAAGACGAGTATTGTATTGCGAAAAGGAAGTTTTTCCATTATCATCTTTTTTAACAAAAAGAGGAAGATGGAATCTCCTCCAAACCGCCATATCTTCAGCAACTACGGGTGCAGCACTAGAATTTCTAATCAAACTTCCATAAGACATATTGGAGGTCACGATGACAATAGGGGACGTAAAAGTCCTCCCTTTATCTTCGAGATTAGCCATTTCTAATTGGAAGCGATTCACGGAAATCAACTGTTCAAATTCAACCAAATCAGAACGGTCTTCAAGATTCTGCCCAAAGTCATCTAAAATGACAATGGGTTGTCCTGAATAACCGTCCCAAAATTTGGACGAACAAGAACGAGAGTAGGAAACTTCCCCTTTATAATTAGGGAAGAATCCAGATGTCAAGGTTGATACTAAAGACTGAACCGTAGTAGTTTTACCCGACCCAGGTGGGCCGAATAATCCTATTACAAATGGTTCTGGTCTTGTAGCATCTTCCAACATATTGAGATACCGAGGCCCTCGAGTGGTTTCGCGGAAACCCTCGAGAGCTTTCCTAGCACCGCCTTTGTGTACAGGGTTCTCTACAGTGGCTCGCGTATTGGGCAATTTTGTTCTATAAGGGTTATATACCCTTTTAACAAATTTTCCAACTTGCTTTCCTCTGAGGAACAATTTCCTGAGGTAATCCTCAGGAACGACCTGTAATTCCTCCTGTGGTCGACAAAGAGATGCTTTATGTTTCACATAAGCTTCCCTTATCATGTCGCTTCCTACAGGAGCACAAAGGCTTTTTGATTCCAAAAGGTTTTTATAAAACCTAATGCGACCCCTTCGGTCGTTTTGGAATCGTCGATCCAACTTTCGTTGTGTCATGTCCGGAAAAAGAGATATTACATCTCCTGAGGGCCTTTCTTGTTCAGCTTGAACACAAAAGGCATCTACAAGAGACGTTTTAATGAGCTTTACAAGCTCCTTTTCTTTCTTTTTCTTAGGAAATACTCGAAGATAATGTAGAATTAATCGAAAACGATTATTCTGCGTTTCTCCTCGAATAAACACTTTCTTAGCCAGTAAGTGTTTTCCTGTTGACACAGTTCGACGAAATGGATGAAAGACTCTCTCCTCACGCTCAACTTGTTTAACACAAGGAGCCGGATAAGAGACTTTAACACCCAAATTCTTTGACGAAAGATGGACTGCATCGGCCAAGCCGATGCAATGACGGAAACGTGCATAATCTTCAGAATAATGGCCTCGAAGGCCTAAGAATTCAATCCCGTATAATCGAGAGAAGGGAACACCACGAGTATTTAGCATACTAATGATGTCCTCAACTTCTTTTGATTTTAGGAGAGAAAACTTATTTATCTGAGATAATAAACGTTTCCTATCACGTTGTTGGAGCGAAGCAGTACCGATCTCAACCGCCAAATTGGCAGGAGATACAAGGTATTCTATTCCGTTCCTACGGTGGATGTGTGAGCTGAGAAGCAATTCAAAAAACTTCTCAACATCTAGGTTTTGCCTGGACCCTTTGGGTCTGACTTCTTTTGAAAAGAAAACAGACTCAATGGATCTAAAGCATCCTCGATCGTTACAAGCTCTCACGGCTTGAACCTGATCTGGTCTTTTATTAAAAATACCAAGTCATTTTCGAGCATACGCCTAACTCACGACGTATGTAGTCCCTGCATGGCAGCAGGAAACTAGATGTGTTGACGAGAACAACAATCTAAAAGATCATTCTTTTTCATACAAAAGGTGGGGAAACCCTTCTATAAAATAAATCAGAATGCATATTAGATAATATAACGCGTCAGTAGCTAAATAGCTACAGCTGGGCCTCGGCCC